CTGTATGGAGCAACCATGCCTACAGGCCTAAAACAAACAAGCAGCATGATAGCAGTGGCTTTTGAATCAGCAGAAGCAGCACCAAACACCTTCAACCAAGCAACAGTTGATCTGAATCTTTCTCCTCTTGATAGAGAAGTATTCGTATGTGTTTCTATTAATCTAGATCCATCAACACCTGATGCTCAAGCAGCAGCAGATACATTTGTTAGCTCCAGTTTGACAACAACAAGCCAAACTGCAGTTGCTAACCTGGCTAACTCAAATTGCTTGGCGGTTGCATCAAATGTAATTCGTGCAGCAGGTTTTGTTGATGGCGGTGTATCTTTCCAAACTCTAGGTTCAGAAACTCCTCCGGCTATGCTAGAGTATGTTGGAATTATCGCAACTAACGACTTCTTCGTACAAGTTGAAGGTACTCAGAACATTGCACCTAAGGCTGTAAGAGGTAAACTCTACGGTTACCGCGCTCGTGCATCAGCTGACATTTATGCAGCCCTAGTTCAGAGCGAAGTTCTTTCGGCGTGATCTAAATGGTTAGCGGGTACGACCCGGCAGCCTTTGATATTGTGCGAGAAGAGTTCCGGGATTTTGACGAAAGAGACTTACCAGAGCGTGAACGCGAGCGGGAATTACCTGATCGTGTACGCGAGGACGACCGTGACAGGGATTTACCCAGGGTATTACAGGAAGTAATCAATGATGAGATGATTACGATTACTCCTGAGATGTTACCAATTATTAACGATCCAGAAATAATTGTAGATCGTAAAGGTAGACCAGCCAGAAAAATGCGTTCGATGAGAATGCCAACTGGTAGATCTACTATCAGAAGTTCTGGACAGTTTTCTAGAGCTAACATTTTACCAAACTTACCAGGTAAGAAAAAACGTAAGGTTTCGAAATATCAGAAAGAGTTTGGAAAGCAGCTAAAGAAACTCAAGGCTAAACATCCTCGAACTAAAATTACCAGGTTAATGAAGCGCGCTCACAGTGCAACACGCAAGGCGTTGAAGTGAATGGTGCGTTTGCATGGTCGTTGGTGTGGCCCTAACTGGACTAATAACCAGGTTAAACCAGCGAAAGATGCAACTTCTGCTGATCGTAGAGGTAATTGTACTGATAGTTTGGACTGTGCTTGTAAAAGACATGACCTGGATATTGCAGATGATGGACCATCTTACGAATCTGATACTAGATTGATGCGGAAAGCCTTGGCTATTATGAACAATCCATTGTATGCTGTAACTAATCCTCGGATGTATGCAGCCGCTTTTGTTGTTCATGACGCAATGGCGGTTGTCCGTTGGACTCGCAGCAACTAATACACGTCCACCATACACGCGCTTGTTCGTGATATGGTACAAGATGATAAGGAACTAAAAGAAAATGCTTTTCTTCCCATGAAACCTCATCACAAACCTTGCAAACTAGAGCTCTCTTCATTCAGTTTCACCTTCACTTTCAATAACTGGGTTATACATGCTGCAATTTGACTGATGATGGCCCTTCTGATGACACAATTGACACTCATAGTACCATGGAACCTTTGGTTCTTCGACACCCGGCTCTGAAAGAATGTGCGTATCTTGGATCTCTTCCATTAGTTTAGCCCTAATCCAATGGCTAAAACTCCAAGGAAAGCGGTCTTTTACTAGTTTTTCACGTATTTTGTCTGATATGTCGCATAGGGAGACTGTCCGGTTCGGCATAAAAAGGCCTAACAGACCCTAGTATATGTACGTACGTATAGGAACCCTAATAGGGGGGGTCTATACTTAGGGTGGTTAGGGCGGGTGGAGACGTAAGAGTTCGGGGCGGCTCCGCCGCGAAGATTATAATCCTAGGCTGTATGGAGCAACCATGCCTACAGGCCTAAAACAAACAAGCAGCATGATAGCAGTGGCTTTTGAATCAGCAGAAGCAGCACCAAACACCTTCAACCAAGCAACAGTTGATCTGAATCTTTCTCCTCTTGATAGAGAAGTATTCGTATGTGTTTCTATTAATCTAGATCCATCAACACCTGATGCTCAAGCAGCAGCAGATACATTTGTTAGCTCCAGTTTGACAACAACAAGCCAAACTGCAGTTGCTAACCTGGCTAACTCAAATTGCTTGGCGGTTGCATCAAATGTAATTCGTGCAGCAGGTTTTGTTGATGGCGGTGTATCTTTCCAAACTCTAGGTTCAGAAACTCCTCCGGCTATGCTAGAGTATGTTGGAATTATCGCAACTAACGACTTCTTCGTACAAGTTGAAGGTACTCAGAACATTGCACCTAAGGCTGTAAGAGGTAAACTCTACGGTTACCGCGCTCGTGCATCAGCTGACATTTATGCAGCCCTAGTTCAGAGCGAAGTTCTTTCGGCGTGATCTAAATGGTTAGCGGGTACGACCCGGCAGCCTTTGATATTGTGCGAGAAGAGTTCCGGGATTTTGACGAAAGAGACTTACCAGAGCGTGAACGCGAGCGGGAATTACCTGATCGTGTACGCGAGGACGACCGTGACAGGGATTTACCCAGGGTATTACAGGAAGTAATCAATGATGAGATGATTACGATTACTCCTGAGATGTTACCAATTATTAACGATCCAGA